GAAAAAAGCAAGCTGTTTAAAGCTTGCTTTTCTATAACGACACCCAAGGGATAAACCGAGGATTTAGTTACAATACAAATATACAAAAATTATGAGTAAAAAAACAAATGTGCCTGATTTTGTAGGAATTGCAGAAATTTTAAAGCAAAGAGCCCGCACATACGCAAAAGTATATTGCTTAATTTTTTTTAAAGACAGTTTTAGGCAGCAGGGATTTACAGATGTAACTTTTGAAGCCTGGGAAAAAAGAAAGGATCCCGATAAAAGACCTGGCGGGGCAATTTTGGTTGATACAACATTTTTACGCAATTCATTAGAAGTGCTGTCTGAAACTCAAAACACCGTAGAGTTTGGTACCCATACGCCGTACGCATCAGTTCATAATAACGGTTTAAGACTTCGAACGATACAGAATGTAAGAGGTTTTCACAGAACCCGAAAAGGAAACCGTGAACAGGTAAAACCACACTATCGTAAACAGGACACCCAATACCCCAAAAGGCAGTTTATAGGGCATTCAACACAGATGATGAACCATTTAAACGATTGGTTTATTGAAGATATTTTAAAGCAGTTTAAAGAACATTTAAATACTAATTAAATGGATACAACAGATATAGTAGAAGTTTATAAAGAGTTGGGCGAAAAGTTATCTAATATACCAGGTATTAACTGGGTAGATTTATGGAACAATCAGGTAACTAATTTAGATAACGAACATCCTTTTCCAACCCCTGCCATTTTTTTGGCTTTTCGTGCCAATGATGGAAAGGATTTAAGTATGAAAATGCAAGAAGTACCTTTAATGGTTGATGTTTTTTTGTTTTATGAAACATTTGCCGACACCTATATTGGTGCATTTAACCAAGGTGATGCGTTACAGTACTTAAGCTTATTAAAAGCAATTAATAAAGAATTACACGCCAGTACAGGTCTACATTATTCTAGTATGCGTAGAGTGGGTTTTTCGCCTGTTGATACAGGTGATGCCGGTAATTTATATTCAGCTAACTATCAATGTAAGTTTATTGATAAATCCGCAGTTGAAGAATTTGAAACCGGGAATTTTTCCGATGTAACTATTACACCGGAAAACGGTTTTATGATACCATAGCAATTTCAGAATCAAACAGGGTAGGCTCGTTACTATCCTGTTTTGTTCTGTTAAAAACTATGTTTTCTATGGTTTTAGCCGACTTGTAGTATTTGTTGGCTAAATTGTTAAGTATCCAGGCAGTTGTATGCTTTTGTACACCATATTCAACAATGCTGCTTAATTTTTCAAAATCAGCACGAATATCGTTGTGTAAACGTATGGTTTGAGTTCTCATAGCAAGTGTTTCTATATGTAATGGTACAAAAATAACTATTTTAAAGATATAAAAAAAACAACACATTGACGTGTTGTTTTTTGTCATTATCTTATGATCCAGGATCCATTATTACCGCTGAAAGTATACTTGTTTTTTTGAGTAAAACTTTCTGTAGATAGCTTTTCCAAATCAGAAGTTGCATCGAAATACTTTTGCCAAAAAGGAAACAAATTTAAGTACTTACCGTATACATCATTAAAAACATAAGTTTTTACACCTGGTATCTCTAAATTCTTATTTTCACCTTTGTTTGATATTCTGAATTTAAAAACAACCGCTTCACTGCTGTATTCATCTCTGTTGCTTTTCCAATTTTCATCTGTAACATTGGTAGGAATATATTGCACCACAAAGTATTTATTTTCATGCTCTCTAGCAGAATGAAACCTTAAAGGTTTTTTTGCAAGATCTACAATAGATGCCGTTAAATCAACAGCTTCTTTTTCGGTTGTTACACCTTCTTTTAATTTGGTTTGATACTCTAGATCTTGTGCGTATACTGTTGCAGTAAAGATAAAGCTTAATAATAGTAATAATTTTTTCATTTGATTTTATTTTTTAAATTTTCAAAATAGATTATAATCTCCTTACATTCTTCAATTCTAATTTCAATATTTTGAACACATATCTTTCTCTGAATTAAAATTCTTCTGTTTGACTCATAGTGACTCATAAGTTTATCAATCCCAATACCTTCTTTTTCATAATGCTTATCTAGAAAACCATCAAATTCAAAAAACATATTTGTCGGCGAATTTTGTTGTAGATAATCAAGTTTAATCAAATTTTTATTTAAAAGAGCCGTTTCTTTTACATCAATTTTATTTAAAATTTTAAGGATATCATTCTTTGTAAAATAATCAAGAACTTTACTGTTTAACCAAGGAAATTCAGTAGTGTGATGACTATTCAAAATCTCCCCAGTATCTATAGAATTTTTCAGATTTTTATAATCATTACTAATACTATGTAGTGTTTTTAAAACAATCTCCTCTATAAAAGCATTCAATGAGTTTTTTATATTAGTTAATCGTTTCTTTTCAATAATAAAATCAATCAAGATCTTAATTAAGATTGTAATAATAGACGAAATAATACCTATAAAAAATTTACTTCCTATAGAATCATCTGAAATAAAGGATATAAATGAATTTAAAAGTTTTTCCATTTTTAAAATTTTAACAAAATTAACAAAAAAAAAGAGCTAGCCACATAAAGCAGCTAACTCTTTTATTTTTTACTGTTAAAGCCTTTGGCACCATACCAAAGCCGTTGTACTGAACTAGAGTAATTAAATGTATCATCACTCATTTTATCATTGTGAGTGCGTATGCTCATTTCTTCGGCTAAATTCAAACGTTCTTCATTGTAGTTCCTAAAGAACGTTAAAACCTTTGCAACGCTTAAACTTTCGAAAAACTCACCAAATTGCCCCGAAATTATTCTTTTGAACAATAACGTTAGATCGCTCATTTTTAAACTCGCGTAATCATTTACAATGGTAATTGCGCATAGTTCAATCTGATCTTCGGTTAACGGTTTGCGTAAATTCAACATGTTGTTTAGGTACATCAGCCAAATCATAACCATTCCTTCGGTAAACTGCTTACCACGTTCACGGTTAAAGGCTGCCAATGTTGGTGCTTCTGAATCTATTGCAATCTGCATGTTTGTAAGCTTGCTTGAATGGCGCATACAGTTTTCAGGACTGAAAACGTGAAGCAACCTTTCGTTTGAAATCGTCGCTATATCCTGGCTTGTTTTCGCTACCTCTTTTGACATTGTCTAATATTCGGTTTATGTTTCCGTTTATATACTTTAGATCGGTGTTTTTCTTATGAAAATCATCTAAATCATTCCATCTGCTTAAAAGTGCCTGCCATGTTGCCAAAGCTTCGTTATCATCGGTACTAATACTGGTTAGATAACTAATGATATCTTTTAAACATTTACCTTCAATTGCAGTAAATTTTGGCGGGTAACCTTTACTGCTTTCATAGAATAAAAACCAAGCTTCGGAAAACTGACTAAACAGGCTTTTTACTTTTACAACTTCTGTATATTTTATAGATGGAAAATTAAAGCTGTAATTCTTCACATCTGAAAATTTCGGTGGTAAAATGTTTCCTATTTGGCTCCATTGTTTTACATCTAATCTACCTTTAACCAATTCAACCTTTTTTAAGTCGCCTTTAGCACTATAGGTTAGTTTTAACTGGTGTTTATTTGGGGTTTCAATTACTATCAACATCTTCTAAAATATTTAGTTCTGCACATACCGTTATTTCGTCCAACGCACGATTTTCGTATGAAGTAATTTTGATGTACGGTAGAACATTTTCTACAAATTCATTCGATATCTTAATTTTTACAAAGTCTTGAATTTTATCGCCATGATTGTAAAGTTGAAAAAGAGGTACTTTGTATACAAATCGTAACCTTTTTAAATTTAGGTGCGCAGGTATTACATTATCAGTTGGTGGTGGATACAATAACCAAGCATCATCAATCAATCCAAGCTTTAAAAAACCGCTGATTTTTAGTAGTATTTTTTTTATCAGTTTCTTCATAATATATTTGTGTTTGGTGGTGTTAAAAGATCAAAAACTTCATCTACCTGCTCAAAGGTTTCTTTCAAATAGTGATCTGATCCATCTTTCATATAAACAACACATTTATAATCGCTATCAGTTCCACGGTAAGTATGAATTTCATCTTTAATGATCTCAACCGTATTTCCGTCTATGTTTGTGAAAATTCCTTTCATAGTTTACGAAATAAAGGTCGCCAATGAGTTGGCTTAATGCTTTCTTTGATTTCTTTGCTGAAAGTTTCATCTTCGTCACAATCTGAGTGTGAAATAGTCATAAAAGTATCCTGATAATCCCACCAATGAGCTGATATATAATCTTCATCGGTTCGAAAACCAATTCTAATACCTTCAAGGTTGAAATCTTCATTGATCCATTTTTCGTTGTAAAATAATACCTGTTGACCTAATGGCGGTAGCTCTTCATCTAATGGTATAAATCTTTGGGCTTCACGTGCCCCAAACTGTGCCCAGTCAACAAAGAAACTTTCATCAGTCTGTTTGTGTTTAGGAAGTTGTAATTCGCTGTAATGTTTCTCTTGTATAAATTGTTCGATTGTTTTCATATTATCGTTTATTTAGCCGATATTTTAAATTATCGGCTGATTAGTCTATATTTTAATCTGTATTAAATAGTTTTAATTGATTTTTTTTATAATACAATTCTTTATCAACAGTGGTAAAGTCTTTTTCTTGTATTAGATTAGAGTAATGTTCAATAGTTATACAACGTTTACAATCTTGTGGAAACACATTGACTGTAACATAACCATGAATATCCTTTAAAGAAATAACTTCACTAAATTCTTGGGTACATCTGTTTTTAACTATCATTCCAACGGTGATCTTTTGCCTATGAAATTTATTATGATCTTCCCAACTTTCAAAAGGATGGCAATAACATCCATGAAGTCCTATTACATTCATTTTATTCTGCTTTAGGGGCTGTTAATTGTTTACTGCACTTCTTGCAAAATTCTGCGTACAGTTCCAGTGTAAAATGGTACCCTAAAAACCGTTTTTCGGTTTCGATGTGGTGGCAGTTATTCGGTTGGTGGATCTTCATAAAACCTTTGTTTTGCGTTGCACCAGGTATCACATTGATTTACATCTTTACAGGTGCATTTTAGGTAATCTGTGGGCTGATTTTCATTGTCACCATTCAGCCTTACAGAAATAACAATGCTTAAGTACATCAATACTCCAAAACCGATTATACCTGTTAAAATAAAAAGAGCTATTTCCATCTTGATTTTACTATGTTTTCTAATGATTTAATTAATTTTTCTAACTCAAAATTTGCCATTTCTTTGAGTGGCTTTTTTACCGGGCTTTTAGCAGATTTTAAAAAGTTGCTTAACCAGTCGGTATCGGCTACCTTTTGACCTTTTGACTGAACCGTTAAACCTGCTTCGTGTAATAGGCTTAAAACCTTTTTATGTTTGCCGTTATTTTTATCAAACCAAGCCCAGTTTTCGCCTTTGTGTGGTTTATCTCCCTGCTGTACTAAAATGGTGTTGGCTTCTTCAAAAGTAAGATCGTTTAAACTGGTTTTGCTAACATCCTGCTTTACCCATTGTACCCATTCACTCTTTATATCTTCTTTAAAACCGCTATTTCTACGAATTGCCAGTTTTTGATCTTTGGTTGCTACTTGCATATTAATTGTATATTTTAAATTCTTTTAGTCCTAAAACAACAAAGTCTTTATCAATACCGTATTCACCACCTTTTAAGATATATTTTACTTCTTTTATGATGAAACGTTGTCTGCCTACAAAAGGAAATTCAATGAATTTTAAACGATCTCCAACTTTATAATTTCGATCGTTTTTTCTTACTTCAAAATCTTTTAAACCGTTCCAAACATCATTAAAATATGGTTGTTGTAGTTTTAGTTCGTGTACTGTCATAACTAATCTTCATTTTTTGACATTTGTTCCAGTTTATATGCTACGTTTACGAAAAGCCATATTGCCAACATTACACCGCGCATGGTAGTAGTTAATTTGTGAACATCCCAACTCCAAATAATGAAAGCTGTAAAAAGATAAATTGCTATTGCTGACAAGACAGCGAATAATATTTGTTTTTTCATTTGTAATCAATTTTAAGGTGAATAATTTAGTCTTTAAAGTGAATTTGGAAGCGTACTTTTGTTGGATCATAACCTAACTTGTCAAGTTCTTGGATTAGTTCCCTTAATTTGGCACCAACAAGCTCCATAGCTTCTTTTTGAATTTCATTAGACGGCATTTGTTCAAAAGTCTTTGTACGTTCATGTGTCATAAAGCTTTCGTTAAATACCCAACCTCTTTTAGGCGATTTTGTTCTATATATTAATTTACTCATGGCTAATCATTTGATATAATTATGAAATCACTTCGAAGCTCTTTTATTTCAACAATCTCTACAGAAACATCTTTAGTTTCATCAGTGCCATTTATAGCTTCATTATAATTTTTTAAACATTTATCGGCTGCTTTCACTTTATTTTTAGCACCAATAATTCCTTTTCTAAATCCTGGCTTTAGTCCAGGTGCTTGTAATTTTACTCTTATGTGGAACATTTTCATTTTAATACTGTTTAAATGGATTTTAAAAAGCTCCGTACTCGTAAAACTTTCCGGAGCAACAACTCTACTTTTCTACATTGTGAACCTGAAATGTAACTTCTTTGGAATACCTTCGGTTTCAACAAATTTCCATCCCTCAACATACATGGTATTTTTACGTTTATGTTGAGCATCAAAAATTATTTGTAAACCATCGTCAAAACGTTCGTCGTTAAATTCTTCTTTCAGTTTAGATAACTCAATGATTTTAGAAGGGTTCAGCATTCCGGTTTTTCTGTTTGGTTTTAGGAATATGTTTACGGCTGATGAAAGCTTTTTGTTTTTGGTATCGTCAGTAGAAAGCGATGAAAGGAACTCTTTTATTTTTAAAACTCCTGCGCTTTCGGTGCCGTCAAAACCTATCGAAACATTGTAACCAATAGTTATACTTGCAGTACCGTTGTCTAGTGTTGAGGTGTGGCTTTCCTGCTCGTTTATCTTGGTTCCAAATACACTTGCTTTAAGTTCCTGTAATGGCTTAAAATCGTTCCAAAGCTTTTGTATTGCCATTGTTGTTAATTCGTTGTGAGTGATCCAAAAATTGATATTATCATTCACAAAGCTTTCAGATAATTCTTTAAAGGTTTTTTTATCTTCTGCAACTTTCTTTTTTTCCTGTTGTGCAATTTCTTTTGCTTCTTTTACCAGTTCTGCTCTTTGCTCCGGTGTTAATGTTTTAAGATCTATTTTACTCATAATTTCTCTGTGATATTAAAGGGTTTTAATTCTTCTAAAATTGGGTGTTTGTATGTGTTGATGTTTTTAAAGCTTTCGGTTTCTTCATCGTAATAAAAAAGTATTTTATCACCGTACTCGTTTTCTCTGTATTCCATCGTTGGACGTTCCCAGTTGTAACTTTTTATAATTGTCATCAACTTAATAATTCGGTCGGGGCTTTTTACTTCTTGCAGTTTGCCCATTAGTTTTTTTCGGATAAACACGCGTTCGTCAAATGTTAGGATCTGCGTGATATTATTTAAGGCTAGTAGGTTTAAATATTCAAATCTCATTAGATTGGGTTGTTTGATGTTTTAGTTCTTTTAGTTTTCGCAGATCCTGTTCAATCAATGATCTGTTATTGTTGTCGGGGTTGTGTTGTAACCAACCTTCTAACTCACGTATCTTTTGTTCTATATTGGGAACATTCATACTAGTTTAGGTTAGGATTGGCAAGTTGTTTTTCTTTGGCTTTAACCTTTGGCAGTAAGCTCTGCGGATAAATTCTGTAGATATCATCTATAAATTTTAAATAGATCTCAATCGTTTTGCTTTTGTCCCAGTTTACACAGTATAGCTGTTTGTGAATGATAAACTGACTTTCAAATTCTTTGTAATGCGAAACGAAGTAGTTAAAAAGTTCCTGACTGCTTAATGATTTTTGTAACTGCTTTGGGTTTGGTGTATGTGTCATACACCAGGTTGCGTACGTGTCAAATAAAATCTTTTGACGATCTTCTTTACTTATCTGTAGGATTTTTTGAATATTACTCATGATGCTTTTCTTTAATTTGTGTGCCATGATATAAATTGCTTTTGGCTTCTATTATCTGATATTCACCACCCGGGCAGCGTCCGCTTATAAAAGCTGTTAATCCTACTACGCGAATAATGATTTTTGCTAACTTCTTACACATTTTTGCAGTTGCGGTGTAAGGTTCGTTTTTCTCTTCGTGCGCCAAGAAAATAAAGGTTACGTTTTCGTATTTCTTCAATATCCTGCGCAAAATCCCGTTTTTTAATTCGTCATTATAAACGGTTATGTTATCTACTAGAACAATCTTTGCTCCTTTACGGTTGTTTAACTGTTTTTCGAGTTCGTCTAAAGGTTCGTAATCAGTGAAAATTATGTTGGTGTCCTTATCTGTTAAACCTGCACGAGCTGCACTGTCTTGAAAATCCTTTCCGGTACCTTCTTCTGCACTCACATAGCGTACTTTTTCAAACTTTGCCAGGTATTTAGCCAGTTGAAGTGCAAATTGGGTTTTACCGTTCTTTTCTGCACCGTACAGGATCCAACAACCGCCCTTTTCGGGATTTCCAAAAAACTGTTGAAAGGATCCGTCAAACTCAAATGTTTTGTATTTCTTTTCTAGTAGTGTTTTAGTTGAAATACCCCTTGCCATTTTTAGTTATGGTTACTTATTTCGATTAATGTTTTCAAGTAGCGCAAACCTGTGTTTTCTCTAATACATTTAACGGCAACTTTACTACATAAAGCCTTATCTTCTAACTGTGCCATAGCTACATTGGTTACTAGTGTTTTATAGAATTGTGTACGGCTTTCCGCACCAGTAGGAACAAGCTTTAAATAACTTCCCGAAAATCTTGAAAAAATCTCTGCATAACCTACCTTTTTGCTGTTCTTACCGCGTTCAATCTTTGCACGTAAGCCGTCGGCACCTAACATGTACCAGGCACAGGCGTTTTCTGTTCCGTTCCAAAGCTCTTTTATTTCTAAAAATGCACTGTAATCTAAATCGCCTGCTTCATCCATAACTATTAATGGCTTTTCAAGGGTTGTTAGGTAGTACTTTAAATCGCTCTTTACATCAATAAACCTTCCTGTATGATCTAAACCAATTGTTTTGGCTAAAAGGCGTATAAACTGCTGTTTGGTTTTTGCCTGGCTGCAATCAATGTAAAAAGCGTTTTTCATTCCTTTTATGATGTGTTTTGAACAGTACGTTTTACCAATTTCACAATCATCAACCAAAATCATTGATTTGCTTAATGCCTGGCACGTATATAAGCTGTCTTGTATAGCCGTATAAACCTGTGTTCGGGCAATGTTCCAGGTAGTTTCGTACAATTGAACATCTAATTCGCGACCTAAACGGATCCAAGAAGCATCACTTAACATTTTTTCGCGTTCACCTTTGGCAAGACGTGAATAAATGGCAGGTTTTAAACCTTTAGATTTAGAATAATCTGCATCGCTACCACCGTATTTGTTTCTTTGTTCAAGCAGTTCAACTACTACTTTTTCTTTATATTCGTTTGAAATATTCATTATAACTGAAAGTTTTTACGCCAATCCAGTATTTCGTTAGCGGTTGGCACGTTTGTTAATTCTAAATCCTGTAATTCTTCAACATCAGATCCAACAATCAGATCTTCATCTTCTATTTCTTCAACAACCGTTGTTTTGCGGGTAAATGAAAACTTAAAGTTGCTGTTAAGCGTTTTAGGAGTATTGTCAATAATTCCGATATTTTCAATACTGTTGCGCTTGGATCTCGCAAAGGCGTCAACTGTTGCAGTGTAGGCACTTTGTAAAGCGTATGCTTCTAAATCTTTGTCGTTTTGTTCGGCAGTTGCTCTATTATATTTAGGCATTTCTTGAAGTTCGCAGATGTATCGGTCGTTTATATAAGCCATTGCTTTAATTACACTTCCGTCATTTCCATCTAACCAGTAAACATCAATTTCTTTACCTTCAATCATTCTCATTTTTTCAATTAATGCTTCGCCTGTCAAGATCTTTCCGTTTTCTGCTATTGAGCGTAAACCTCTTTGTAATTTTACTTTCCCAACATTGCACGATGTTTCCGTTTTAAAGCCTATGTATGGTAAAATTCCAATCCAGTTGGTTTCCGGTAATGTTTGCAACTGGTTCTTAATGAAATAATCAAACCTTGTAATACTTGCATCTTTCGGATGTGGTGCATTGTTCCAGTTTTCAATTTCTAAAAGCCTGTCGTTTACAATTTGATCGTAAGGTTGTATTACATCTGCTTTTGCGCTTTTTTGGTTTGCTTCACTTTTTGCAAAAGGACGTGCAACCCAACCCAAAGCTTTCTTTTCTTCACCGTAACGAACCATTCCAAAAACACGCTCAATATATTTACCGCGGGCATTGTTCGCTTCAATTCTCACATTCTGAAACATATTACCGTTTTTAAGAAGTGTGTCTTTAAAAGAACTGTTTAACGAGCTTTCACACTCTAACTCGAAAGGTATTGGCAAATTCCATTCTGAATAGTTCCGTGCCATCTGTCTGTAAAAATCTACAATCAAACCTTCTTTGCTTTTGCCCCACACAACAGTAGAAAAACATTGACTTGCGACATCTAAACCTAAATAAAACCAAACTCTTTTACCTTTTTCGTATAAAAACGGTGGTTGGCGGTCATCAATAGAAATCAAAGAACTTGAAAACGTAGGCAGTTCCATTTCGTGTGCTACCTTGTATTTACCCATATATAGCTGTCTGTCACCACTTCGGGCTAAATGTGTAGCAATTCTGTTTTCCCATTTGTTGATATATGCCGTAATTGTCTGCCTTGTTACGGCTTTAAACTCTTTAGGGTTGTATATCTCACCTGTATCTTCGTTGTATATTTCCGCATACCCTGCTAAAAACGCATCGTACTGCTTCGCAATATCCGTTGGTGTTGGTTTGTGTTGTTGGTTCTTAAACAATGCGTTAAAAATCATTTCCAAACGTTCATCAACGACCCGCGCATTTTGACTGCTTTTACCTTCGGGATCTTTTATGATCGGATAATATAAATCCTGTTTGCATTGCTTAATCAGATCTTTTAATCTTCGGGCAACTGGTAGTGTATGTTCCGGTTTTTCCAAAGCTTTTAAAGACTCTTGAAAAGTTCCGATATCATAAACAACTGTATCCAGTATTCCGCGTGTAGATCCTTTCAAATTCAATCGTTCGTTAGTTCGGGCATCAATAAGCTTTATAGCAGCTTTAATAACACTGGCATTTAAAACATATTTATCCTGTTCGTCGGGTGATAAGTAGTTTTTACCACCTCGTTTAAACTTGCTGTAATATCTTACTGCATCTGCATCAATTTCAAAGAACATTTCTAAAGGGTGGTTTACTTTCCGTGGATCTGTAATCTTGCTTTTAATTTCATCACGTAAACTGTCGTAATCAATTAATAGCTTTCTACCATTTCCGCCAATCTGTAAACGCTTAATGCCGTAAGGCTTTTCTTTGTAGCGATATAATTCCAGGTTAAGGGCGTTGTAACTATTCCAAAACATGGGAACTAATTCTTCTTTCTCAACCGCTACTTTGTTGTCGGTCCATAAAAAAGCCATAGTTCATTATTTTTTTATTAGTTGATTTCTTCGCTCTTCAATTACTTCTTCTAGTGCTGTTACTGCTTCAAAGTGTCTTTTGGAGTAAACTCTTAAAAATGCCTTTTCGGCAGCAGGTGCCTTTATGTTTAGTTTTTTAGCTACTTCATTCCAATCGCCGTATCTTTTCTGACCTAACAATTCTAGCATATTTCCTAAATGTTGGCTTTCTTCGTCACAGGTAGGAACAAAATCAATTTTTGCTTTATCCACTTTCATACTATTCTTATATTTTTCTGTTTGCATTATATTTTTTGTTTTACTTTTGTTTTATTGTTGTACAAATATCGAAATAAGTTTCGAATACAAAAACTTTATTCGAATAATTTTTCGAATAAAAATGTTAAATATTTAATTATGAATGATATTAATAGTAAAATCAACTATATAGCAGAATATTTTTTCAATTCTAATAACTCAAAATTTGCTGAATTTATGGATTCTAGCGAAGCGAATATTAGAAATTACAGAAAAAACACCATTCCAAAACTTGATTTTATTGTTAAGTTATGCGAGAAACTCGAAATAAGTTTCGATTGGATTTTATCTGATGAAGGCAACATGTTGAAAAAAGATAAATACAACAATATTGAAACAAGTAATATTGTACAGGAACCTTTACACGAACTACAAGTTGTAAAAAGTAACCGTAAAACAAAAGATGGTATTGTTCCTAATCAAGAAGTACCTCTATATGATTTAGAAGCTACGGCAGGTTTGCAACAATTATTTGATAGCGGATCACCTAGAGCTATTTTGGATACTATTAAAATTCCAAACTTACCTAAATGCGATGGTGCAATTTCTATTACTGGGGATTCAATGTATCCACTTTTAAAATCGGGCGATATTGTACTTTACAAACAAACCAATGTTGATAATATTTTTTTTGGTGAAATGTATTTATTAAGTGTTGCTATGGATGAATGGGAAGAATATGTAATGGTTAAATATGTGCAGAAGTCTGATAAAGGTGACGAGTATGTTAAGTTAGTATCTCAAAATTCACATCATCAATCAAAAGATATACATGTATCAAAGATTACTGCTTTAGCTTTGGTTAAAGCAAGTATTAGAATAAACAATATGTTTTAAAGAGAATATAACTTTTTATTTCAACCAGAAAATAAAAAAGCCAATAAACCCTTGTGTTTATTGGCTTTTTTTTGTTTCGCCATTTAAATTAATTGGAATTATACCCTTTGAAACTTGCTTTTTTTGTCCGTTTTATATAGTAATTATACCCTTAAATATTCTGAATATATAGATTGTTAACCGATGTTTGTAATTGCAACTGTAACTCCAACTGATATTTTT